CCCGCTCTGACTGTCCATACTATCGAGATCATTAAAGAGATCTATGATAGGAATGTCGAGGCATTTAAGTATCTCACCAATGTAAATTGGCACCTGGGTCAATCATCTGAAGTGATGCCTGAGATTCTACCTCAACTGAACGGCAACACTCTGTTCTGGCTTGACGCACATTTTCCCTGGTGCTGACTTTGGTCTGGCATCATATGGTGATGAGCAGGATCTTGATAAGCGTCTGCCTCTGCGTAGCGAACTGGAATTGATTGTCAAAGGACGTGATGTGTCTAATGATGTCTTTGTGATTGATGACCTGCGTGTCTATGAAGACGGTCCTTTTGAGACTGGCAACTGGGCAGAAAGAGGTCTATATGGTGGTGATGGTATCGCATTCATTGAAGAATTGTTTGAGGATACCCACTATGTGGTTCGCTCTTACAACAAACAAGGATTTGTGATGTTGTTCCCGGTTAATATGGACATTAGTGAGGAGTCTGAAAACCTTGTTGTGGGTGCTGTAGATGAGTAAGAAGATCTGTGTATCCACCTGGTGTACGGACGACTTTGCCGAACTGCTAGGTGTTGATAAATTAGCAAACTCAATCAAATACTTCCATCCTGATGTGGATCATGTCATCTTCAATACAGAGATGACTAATGTTGTGAATGAACAGTTGCCTTGGATGCAACCCATCTGGATGATGGCACCTACTTGTCTGCCCTATGTGGATAAGTATGACATGGTGGTTCACCTGGATGCTGATGCTGTCGTCACTGGACCTCTGGATGAACTATTCAATAGTGATGCTGATGTCATTGGTGTTCGGAACAATAATAGTTTCGGTAAAGCAGGATCTCATGGTGGCATTACAATCAATCATATTGAACCCTGGGGAAACAATGAACCTATTCCTGTCCAGGGTTTCATCAATGCCGGACTGATTGCTGCCAATGGACCTGAGTTCTGGTATGACTGGCACGCACTGAACATCGAGGCAGCACGGGTTAAGCGAGAGATCAATCCTTGTTTCCCTGGTCTGGGTGATGAGAATGACACACTCAATCAGTTGTTCCATTGGGACAAGTATAATTCTGAGGTGATTGATGCTATTGGTACTAATGTATCGTATGGTATTTGTAGTTGCTGGGGTGACGATCCTAACAATCATTGGGAAAGTTGGTCGCAAATTTACGTAAAAGATGATAGACTGTGGCTTGATGATCCGGTCACACAGGAACCTATGTGTATCAAAGTTCTACACCAGGCAGGTGGTAGTATTGCTGGTGAATTAAATAAATCACATGGAGGATTCAGAAACTGGTTATCCTCTGTTGTGTCTGATGATGTAAATGATTATTTGAACGAGGTCCAAAATGGTTGATGTTGAAGCACTGCTTGAAGGTGTAAAACCTCCTTACTTTGCTAACAGTGAGTGGAAACCAGGCAATCCCGTATATTATTCTGGTCCTTATTGGGATAACCAGGAGTTGGCAGCAGCTGTCAATGGACTTCTGAACGGTAAGTGGTTGGCATCTGGTGAGAAGGTGTATGAGTTTGAGAGGAAGTTCTCCAAACAATTCAACAAGGGTCACTCCTTGATGGTGAACTCTGGTAGTTCTGCCAACCTGATTATGATTGCTGCTTTGAAGAAGCGATTTGGTTGGCAAGATGGTGATGAGATCATCGTGTGTAGCGTTGGTTTCCCTACCACCATCGCACCCATTGTTCAGAATGGTCTGAAACCAATCTTCGTTGATATTGACTTCTCTGATCTGAACTGGAACATTGATGAGATTGAAGAGAAGGTCTCTACCAAGACCCGTGCCTTGTTCTCATCTCCTGTTCTGGGCAATCCATATAACTTGGATGATGTCTTAGACATCTGTGATCGTAATAAGATCATGTTGGTCTCAGACAATTGTGACAGTCTGGGTAGTAAGTGGAAAGATCGTTTCCTTACTGACCACTCTATCGCAGCATCTTGCTCCTTCTATCCTGCTCACCATATTTGTACTGGTGAGGGTGGTATGATTTCCTCTGATGATGAGGAACTGATCAACATTGCCCGTAGTCTGGCATGGTGGGGTCGTGATTGTTATTGTGTGGGTCAACAGAATCTGCTTGCCTGCGGCACTTGTGGTAAGAGATTTGATAAGTGGATTGAGCATTATGATGGCATCATTGACCACAAGTATGTGTACTCTCAGATGGGATACAACCTGAAACCCATGGACTTCCAGGGTGCTATCGGGACTGTTCAACTGACTAAGCAGGATGAGATTCATCGTCTGCGTCGTAAGAACAAGGTTCTGATGCAGGAAATCTTTGAACGCATTCCTGGTGTCCGTAGTGTGGATGAACTTCCTGAAGCAGAGACCAGTTGGTTTGGTGTCCCCATCATCTGTGATAGTGTAGGGACCAAGACTAAACTGACCAAGCACCTGGAAGATAACAAGGTTCAGACTCGTAACTACTTTGCTGGTAATGTTCTGATGCATCCTGGTTATCGCCACCTTGATTACTATCGGAACTATCCAAATGCTTGTAAGGTTCTTGATCTGGTGTTCTTTGTTGGTTGTTCCCCTACAATCACTGAAGACATGATTGAGTATGTTGGAACTGTAGTTGATTCGTTTGAGAAATGAGAGTAGCGGATTATGTTGTAGACCAGATTTATAAGGCAGGTTGTGAACATATCTTCCTTGTAACTGGTGGTGGTGCGATGTTCTTGAATGATGCTGTAGCAGCACATGGTAAGATTAAACCCATCATCAACCATCACGAACAGGCATCTGCTATGGGTGCTGTGGCATATGCCAAGTACAATAATGGTCTGGCAGCAGTAAATGTGACCACAGGATGTGGTGGAACAAATGCCATCACAGGACTTCTAGACGCATGGCAGGACAGTGTTCCTGTCATCTTTGTGTCTGGTAATGTCAATCGCCCTCACATGGCACCAGAGGGTGTCAGAAACCTTGGTGTTCAGGAAGCAAATATCATTGATATTGTGAAACCAATTACCAAGTATGCGGTGGTGGTTAATGATCCCGAAGACATTGAGGAGGTAATGAAAGATGCGATTCGGATTGCTACTCATGGTCGTCCTGGTCCTGTATGGGTTGATATTCCTATGGACGTACAAGGGGCTCAGTGTTTTGACATTGAGTCTGAATTGAGAGAAGCAAAGAGACCTCTTATCCTGGCAGGTAACGGTATCAACTGTGCTCAAGCCCGTGATGAGTTTATTAAATTTGTTCAGAGAACTAGTATTCCTGTAGTCACTTCATACAATGCTGTTGACTTGTTCCCTTCTGTATACTCAAACTTTGTGGGTAGAGTGGGTGTCAAAGGAACCCGTGCTGGTAACTTTGCGATGCAGAACTGTGATCTGCTTTTGGTAATTGGTTGTCGTCTCTCTGTCCCTGTGACTGGATATAACTATACTACATTTGCTAGAGAGGCAAAAGTAATTGTAGTTGATATTGATAAGGATGAACACTCCAAAGAAACTGTAAAGATTGATCGGTTCATTCATCGTGATGCTAAGGATTTTCTTAACATCAATGTGTTTGATCGTGAGAAGACCGATTGGAACAAAACATGTCAGCGTTGGAAAGACCAATGGCCAGTCTGTCCTGACACAAATCCCACAGAGAAAGTAGATCTCTACTACTTCATGAAGTGTCTCAATGACCTCAAGCGTAATGATGATGTGGTCATCTCTGATGCTGGTTCAGCATTCTATGTCTGTGCTCAGGCAACAGAGATTCAATCAAAGCAAAGGTTCATCACATCCAGTTCTCAGGCAGAGATGGGATTTACTATTCCTGCCTGTATTGGTGCTGCGTTTGCTAAGGGTGGTGATGTGATTGGAGTGACTGGTGATGGTTCGTTTATGATGAACTTACAAGAACTTCAGACTATTGCCCACTACAATCTTCCAGTTAAACTATTTGTGTGGAACAACGATGGATATCTTTCCATCCGTACCACACAGAAGAAGTTCTTTGAAGGTAGAGAGATTGGAACTGATCCTGAGAGTGGTGTATCTATTCCAAACATCCGTGAAGTGGTAAAGAGTTTTGGCATTGAGCATGTGTATGCTGATGCTGATTGTTTAGAAGGTTCTATTGCTACTGCTCTTGACTATGATGGACCCATTGTATGTGAGGTCCTTTGTGAAAAATGGCAGGAGGTTGTTCCTACGATGCAAGGTAGAAAAAATCCTGACGGTACGATTAGCGCACCGCCTTTAGAAGACATGTATCCTTTCTTGTCCAGAGAGGAATTTCATGATAATATGATCGTTAAGCCCCTAGACTGAAATGCCCGCTGATAACAAAGATAAAGTAACTATTCTGAAGTTACGCAAACAAAAACGGAACAATGTAAAGACTGTTGGTGTCACTGCCTATGATTACCCACAGGCACTGATGGCAGACAATGCTGGTGTTGACTGGATTCTGGTTGGTGACTCTCTTGGTATGACCACCTTGGGATACAAGAGCACCATTCCAGTCACCATGGATGATATGCTGCGGTCTGCTAGAGCAGTAGCACGAGGCACAACTCGTGCGTTCACTGTTGGTGATCTACCTTATATGTCCTACCAGGTTTCTAATGAAGAGGCAGTAAGAAATTCTGGTGACTTCATTCAGGCTGGCATGGATGCCGTCAAGGTCGAAGGTTGTATGGTAGAACGGGTCAAGGCAATCTGTGATGCTGGTATCATGGTGATGAGTCACCTTGGTTTGACTCCTCATACCCGTGCCAAACTTGGTGGATATCGTGTCCAGGGTAAGACTGCTGATCAGGCAAAGGTCATTCTTGACCAGGCACTGCGTCTTCAGGATGCTGGATGTACTTTCTTACTTCTTGAGGGTATGCCTAGAGAGTCTGCTGAGATGATTGCTACCAATCTTGATATTCCTGTGTATGGTATTGGTGCTGGTGACAGAGTTGATGGTCAACTGGTCATTATGCATGACTTGGTTGGACTCTTCTGGGAGTTCAAGTCCAAGTTTGTGAAACGATATTGTGAGGCAGGTCAGATGATTCAGTCTGCTCTGACTGAATATGTGAATGAAGTTCGTGATGTTAAATTCCCATCACAGGAGAACTTCTATGAGATCAAAGATGAAGAACTCGAAAAACTTTTAGGTCAAGGAGCAGGTTGGAAACATGACAAGTAAAAAGATTCTTTTCACTGGTGGTAATGGTTTTATTGGTCGTCAGATAATTCCTTTCATTCAGGAATCAGGATATGAGGTAGTTAGACCAAGATCAACTCAGGTTCGACTTCAGGTTGATGAAGAAGTTGCTACCCTATTTGATGATGGTCAACACTATGATGCAATCATTCATGCTGCCATTGTCGGTGGCAGAAGAGACCTTGATGATGATTATAGAGTTCTGTATACTAATCTCAATATGTTTGAGACCCTGTATAAGTATGTTGATCAGACTGACATGTTCATCAATTTGGATAGTGGTGCATCATATGGTCGTCCTGCTCCCGTTGATGAACCCTCACCAGAAGACTTTGGTAAAGTTATTCCAAGTGATCCATATGGATTCTCAAAATATGTTATTGCCAAACGTGTATTAGATAATCCAAAGGGTGTGAATCTTCGTATCTTTGGATGCTTTGGTGAGCATGAAGAGAGCACACGATTCTTTAACACTAACATCAATCAATATATTAATAAGAAACCTATTCAACTTGTCAAAGATCGGAAGATGGATTTTATCTTTGCTGATGACCTCTATAAGATTATTCAGTATTATCTTGATGGTAATGATGGACCAAGAGATGTAAATTGTGTTTATAATCGTAAGTATATGCTCAGTGATATCGCTGAGATTATCAATCACCTAGGTCCTCATAAGGTTGACATTCAATCTGAAGGACAGCATCCCATATTTCCGTATGTTGGAAAAGCAAATAACTTGCCTATTGAATATAGTGGTTTAGTAAATGGAATTCGCAAAGTCTATGAAACATATCTTTGTCAACGGGACATTTGATATCCTTCATCCAGGTCACGTTCAACTTCTCAACTATGCCAAGTCTCTAGGGGGAACTCTGACAGTTGGCATAGATAGTGATAGGAGGGTCGCAGAAAAGAAAGGACCTTCTAGACCAGTCTATTCTGTGGAAGACAGAGCATTTATGCTTCAAAGTCTGAAAGCTGTAGATTATGTCGTAGTATTTGATAGTGATGAGCAGTTGGAAGGTTGCATCAAAACAATAAAACCTGATATAATGGTTGTAGGATCTGACTGGAAAGGTAAGTCAGTGATTGGTTCAATGTACCCTGCTGAATTGAGATTCTTTGATAGAATAGAAAAGTATGCAACAACAAAAACCATTGAAAGTATTATTGATCGGGGATAGTTGTGAAGACCAATACATCTATGGTGTATGTGAGAGACTGAATCCAGAGGCACCTGTTCCTATTCTTCACCAGAAGAGAACTGAAATACAAAAAGGCATGGCATGGAATGTCCGAGAGAACTTGCTTTCTTTCGGACTAGAAGTGTATATGATGACTCAAGAGGAGAAGATAGTAAAGCGTAGATATATTGATGAGAGATATAATCAACAGATGCTCCGTGTTGATTTGGAGGAACCTGTAGAACCTCTTCATTTTGATATGCCTAAGGGGCACTTTGATGCCTTAGTTATATCTGATTATGATAAAGGATTTCTTACAACGGAAAAAATTTTTGAGTTGGTAAAGTGGTTTGATGGACCAGTATTCATTGATAGTAAGAAGACCACTCTCCCAGTGAATGATGCGTTTATCAAGATCAATAATGATGAATATAACAAACTGGATAATAAGACTGGTAATCTAATCGTCACCAAAGGACCTAAAGGTGCTGACTATCAAGGCAAGAATTATCCAGGTGTTGGAGTTGGTGTCTTTGATGTGGTAGGTGCTGGTGATACATTTCTTTCTGCTTTAGTATATTTTTACTTAATCTATGGTAAAATAGAAGAAGCAATTCCATATGCAAACAAAGCAGCAGCAATTGCTGTCACGCACTTTGGAACTTATATATTGACTGAGGGGGACGTAAATGAGGTATGTGGTTGACATTGACGGGACGATCTGCGCTCCTGGCAAAACTGAAGAGACCCGCTATACTGAAGCATTGCCAATCCAGAGTAGGATTGATAAAATAAATAAGTTATACGACGAGGGTCACACTATCGTCTACCTTACTGCCAGGGGCATGGGTCGGTTCAAAAACAATGCCACCCGAGCACAGGAAGAGTTCTACGAACTTACTGAAATACAATTAAGTTTGTGGGGATGTAAGTATCATCAATTATTCCTAGGTAAACCGTCTGGTGATTTCTATATTGACGACAAGGGTATCAATGACACAGACTTCTTCGATTAGAGCAGACGAACCAATCAAGTATGTTTCCAAAGGATGGGGATATGAAAAGTGGATTGTAAACTGTGAAGAGTATTGCGGGAAACTTCTGTTCATCGCAAAGGGCAAGAGATGCTCTTGGCATTATCATGAAAAGAAAGATGAGGTCTTCTATGTGCAGAGTGGAAAGATTTCATTGAGACATTCCTCCGATGATGAGATTGAATTTTCTGATGAGATTATCTTGAGCAAAGGTGATAAGTTTCATGTGTATCGCAACCAACGTCATCAGATGCTGGCTCTGGAAGATACTGAACTATTTGAGTTCAGCACAGAGCATTTTGATGAAGACAGTCATAGAGTCATTCCGGGTGACTAATAATTGTGTTATAATTTTATAAAATTAAACTAGAGACATGAACAGAATTGAAGATTACGATCAGGTCAAGCGAAGACTTGTTAACTGGTTGAAAGCATATGTAAAAGAGAATAAACTTAAGTCCCTTGTGGTGGGTGTGTCTGGTGGAATTGATTCTGCTGTCTCCTCCACCCTTTCTGCTGAGACGGGATTGCCTACCTATGTGCTGGGTATGCCTATTCATCAGAAAGAAGAACAAGAGGATTTGTCAGACGCACATCTTGACTGGTTGGAGCAGAAATATCCCAATGTAACCAGACTTAAGTATGACTTATCAGAAACCTTTGATACATTTGTATCCACTATAGATGGGTATAATGATGACAAACTTTCTCTTGCGAACACTAGATCTCGTCTTCGCATGGTAACTCTGTATCAGGTCGCTGGATCTGTGAGTGGTATTGTGGTGGGAACCGGAAATAAGGTTGAAGACTATGGTGTTGGGTTCTATACTAAATATGGTGACGGCGGGGTTGACATCGCACCCATCGCTGACTTATATAAAACTGAAGTATGGGAACTTGGAAAACATCTTGGCGTGGACCAACGAATCATTGCTGCTAATCCTACAGATGGTCTGTGGGACGATGGACGAACTGATGAGGATCAGATTGGTTGCTCATACGGTGATCTCGAAGAAGCAATGGAGGCGGGCACAGGTCCAGGTGTAGACATTCTCTATCGGTTTAATCAACAAAATCAACATAAGATGCAACCTATTCCTACATTTACACTATGAAAATTGGAGTTATTGGGGCAGGCAGATTAGGTATCTGTTTTGCCCTTCTTTGTGAACAAGCTGGTTACGATGTTCTGGTATCAGATATTCGTGAGGATTATGTAAATGATCTAAACCGGAAGAAGATCACAACTAATGAACCTGAAGTAGAAGATCTACTCAGAGTATCAAAGAATTTTAGAGCAACAACTAACAACAAAGAAGTAATTGATGAGTGTGATCTCATCTATACTCTTGTGCAAACACCATCTAATGATGATGGATCATATGATGTATCTGCTGTGTGGCAGGTTGTAGAAGAATTTGGTGATGTAAAGAGTAGAAAGTATCTGGTGATTGGTTGTACCACCAACCCTGGTGATTGTGATCAATTTACTTCACAACTTCCTAGTAATGTACAGGTAATGTATAACCCTGAGTTTATTGCACAGGGTAGTATTGTGAGTGATCTTAAGAAGGCTGATATGGTTCTTCTTGGTATTGATCAGGAAATGGAGAATGATAGAACTGTAAAAGATATCAAGGATCTTTATAAGAAGATTCAAATCAACAGAGCAATTGTTTGTACTATGAGTACAAAGTCTGCAGAGATTACTAAGATTGCAGTCAATTGTTTCCTTACAACTAAGATCAGTTACGCCAATATGTTAGGTGATGTCCTTCATATGGCAGGATGTGGTGATGAGGTTACCGCAGTCCTAAGTGCTGTTGGATGTGATAGTCGTATCGGTAAGAAGTATCTTGGTTGGGGTGTAGGTTATGGTGGTCCTTGTCTTCCTAGAGATAACAGAGCCTTCGCACACTTCGCTAAGGCTGTAGGACTGGAGTATAACCTAGGTTATGTTACAGATGGTTTCAATAACGAACATGCGAAGATCGTATGTGATTATTGGGATACAATGAACTCACACAAACTCCCATACTACTTTGAGTATATTACCTACAAGAAGGGAACAGATATTCTTACAGAGAGTCAACAGTATCGTTTGGCTTTAGACCTTCTAGAGAGAGGACATAAGGTCTATATTCAGAATGACAGAAGGGTCACACCTCAAGTGTCTGAATACCTTGACAAAACCTATGGTGATATGGTAAGATTCGTGGACAACAAGTTCAACATCACTGAAGACATCTTTATTGTAAACCTATGATTGGATATGATAGACTTGGAACTAATGGTCGCCTAGGCAACCAGATGTTTCAGTATGCGGCACTCCGTGGTATTGCTGCGAATAATAACCTAGAGTTTTGTATCCCACCAGAGGATATTCCAAACTATGCCAACTATGGTTTGTTTGATTGTTTCAAACTGCCGAATGTAAAACATGTTGGATTGATTGGACAAGTTGCTCCTGGGTTTGCTGTTACTGCTGGCAGTCTGGATGAACCTGGATTTGAGTTTGATGAAGCACTGTTCAACAACTGTCCAGACAATGTGAATATTGATGGGTATCGTCAGTCAGAGAAATACTTCAAGCACATTGAAGACTCAATCCGTGAAGACTTTCAATTTAGGGATGAGATCTATGAACCATGTGCTGAATACATGAAGCAGTTTAATGGTGAGATTATCTTACTTCATATTCGCAGGGGTGATAATGTGGGTCGTCCTGACTGGTATCCGATGCCCACAGTGGAACATTATGAATATCTACTAGACAAACACTTCAATGATGATCGTCCCGTTCTGATTTGTTCAGATGATTTGGACTGGGTAAGAGAGCAGAACCTCTTTAAGAAGGATCGCTTCTATCTGTCCGAGACACGCATCTACTATCCCAATGAGGTGATGAATGGAACAGGTGGTATGGAAAGGTCCTTGGTGCCCTACTATGACCTCTGTATGATGACCATGTGTAATGATGCTATCATTGCTAACTCCTCTATGTCCTGGTGGGGTGCTTGGTTGCAGAAGAAGAAAGATAAGAAAGTGATTGCACAGGATCCCTGGTTTGGTTCACGTCTGGCATTTAACAACCTCAAGGACCTGATTCCTGAGGACTGGATTGTAGAAACTATTCCTGAGGATAGAATTCAACAATGATGGACCTTACATTTCTAATTCCAACTAGGATTGAGAGTGAAGACCGATTGAGAAATATCATCTCATCGGTCTCTTATCTTTTAACACATGTACAAGCAAAGGTTATCGTCAAGGAAGTATCTGGTCGCGACACATTTAAGTTTCGGGCACTGCCTGAGATTAAGAAACGTGCGAATGTAGAGAACCTGACTTGTTTGTATGAAGAGAGTAATGACCCACTCTTTTGTAAGAGTAAGGTTCTGAATGATTTGATCGTTGCGGCTGATACAAAGGTTGTAGCAAACTATGATGCTGACTGTATCTTGCCTAAGTCATCCTATGTACAGGCATATCAGGGCATCGCTGATGGCGAATATGATGTGGTCTATCCATATTCCTGTGGCATCTATCAATGGAAGGCAGACTATAACATGAGGGTCTTTGAGGAGTTCATGAACAAACTCGATGTATCCGTCCTAGATAAGAGTAAGACATTATCAAACTCGACTATTGGTTGGACGCAGTTTGTTGATCGTCAGAAGTATATTGACTGCTACATGATGAATGAAAACTTTGTGTCATGGGGATGTGAGGATGATGAGTTCTATTTCCGTATGAGCATGATGGGTAATCGCATCGGAAGAGTCAATAATTTTGTCTATCATCTTGAGCATGGTAGAACACACAATTCCTGGTTCAGTAATCCAAACTTCAATAACAACTATCAACTCTGGAATACGATCAAAACATTTGACAGAGACCAGTTGGTGGATTATTATAAAGACCAGGATTATCTGAAAACACGCAGAGAACAATTGAAATGATAGGATTTAATGCGCTTGGACGGATGGGCAGACTTGCCAATCAAATGTTCCAGTATGCGTCACTGAAAGGCATTGCTAGAAACACTGGTGCTGAGATCATTATTCCCAATCACACTGAGGCAGTGAATGATGGTATTGGTAACATGCTTCGGACAGAGTTGTTTGACTCTTTTGATCTTGATGTGAAAGTTGGACTGTTGAATAATGGTCATGCTCCTGTTGTTGGAGAAAGGTTCTTTCACTTTGATGAGGAACTCTTTCGTCTCTGTCCAGATCATGTAAGTCTGCAGGGGTATTTCCAATCAGAGAAATACTTTAAGCACATTGAGGATGAGATTCGCCGCGACTTCACATTCAAGAGTGAAATCCTTGAACCATGTAAGGAGATGATGGAGGATGTAGACAACCCTGTGGCACTTCATGTTCGTCGCACAGACTATGTAAGCAACTCTGCTAATCATCCACCTTGTACGCTTGCTTACTATGAGAAGGCACTGTCGCACTTTGATGCCTATCGTAATGTGATTGTTTTCTCTGATGACCCTGCATGGTGTAATGAACAAGAACTCTTCTCTGGAGAGCATTTCATGATCTCTGAGAACGATGACAATCGTGTTGACCTGTGTTTGATGTCCCTGTGTGATGACTTCATCATTGCCAACTCAACATATTCCTGGTGGGGAGCATGGCTCTCTGCTAACAAGGATAAGAAAGTCATTGCCCCCGTCCAGTGGTTTGGAACTGGATACACAAAAGACCACGATACTTCCGATTTGATTCCCAATGGATGGACAAGAATTACTGCGTGATAAAAACAAGTCAGCATTCAAGTTAGAAGGCATCCCCCATGTCTACTGGTTGAATCTCGATGCCGACACACATCGTCGGGACTACATGGAGAGTCAGTTTAGATACTGGGAGATTGAGAACCATACTCGCATCTCTGGTTTTGATGGTAGGGATGATGATGTCTCTGCTCACCTTAAAGGTAGAATCCCTGATAATATAAGTCAGGCAGAGTTAGGGTGCTGCATGTCGCATCTCAAAGCAATCAAGCATTTCTATGAAGAGACTGATGATGATTACTGTATGATCCTTGAGGATGATGTAAATCTAGACATCGTTCGCTACTGGAACTTTACCTGGAGAGACTTCTTTGGTCTGATCCCATATGACTGGGATTGTGTTCAAATGACAACTATCTGTACTGGTGACATCCATGTCAAGCTTCATCTAAAGTTTGTTAATGATTTCTCTGCTGCAATTTATCTTATTAGTCGTCAATAGTATAAATACTTAACCATTTGTCTTTCAGTAATTAAAGTAACAAATGGTGATATTAACACGGGACAGTCGAGTCCCTATCCATCTGCGGGTAACCATTCCGCAAGTAACTAAAGGTACAAAAAATGTTCAAAACGACTATCGCCGCAGCTGCCGCTGCAATTGCTCTTGCCCCTGCTGCCGCCCTAGCCGGTCCCTACGTCAACGTGGAAGCCAATTCTGGTTGGACTGGATCTGATTACAATTCGACCACCACAGACCTGCACGTAGGTTATGAAGGTGAAGTGGGTGAAAATGCTTCTTACTACGTCCAAGGAGGAGCTAGTGTAGTTTCCCCTGATGGTGCAGAAAGTGACACCGTTCCTTCTGGTAAGGCAGGTCTTGGTCTTGCACTGACTGACGCACTTGGTGCATACGGAGAAGTTAGTTTCGTCGGTTCTGGCGATGCTGACATCGACCGTGGTTATGGAACCAAGTTGGGTCTGAAGTACAACTTCTGATCGTTGATATAGACACATAAACATCTAGATGTTATACTGGGGGTGCGACGGCATCCCTTTTTTTATGAGAAATTATTTTACAAAACTCATTACCCATCCTGCCTTCCATTATAATCTAATCACTATCTCATTACTTATTCTCATAGGTATGCTGCATAACCATGCTCATTACTCTATGGAAGTAGATCCGGACTCGTATGTCCTGCAGTGGTGCAGCAAGCATCCAAAGAAATGCACGTACAACCGTGACTGGTAGGTGTTGACAAAACTTTATCTTTCCTATATAATATGTAAAGAAACATTACGGAGTGTATCGTGACTGTAACAACTGAAGACGGTGGACGCACAAATTTGTTCGCCAGAGAACCCCAAATGTACATCTCAGAAACCGACGCACAGCGTTATGGTTATGAGACATATGCAGAGAAGGCAGAGAAATTGAATGGACGCACTGCTATGCTTGGATTTGTTGCTGCTGTCATCTCTTATGCTACTTCCGGTAGTGTATTTTTCTTTGGTGTCTTCGGATTCTGATGACTGAATTTGCCTTCACTTTAACAAGTATTGCATTTCTTGTTTTACTTTGCTATTCTATTGAAAACCTATCTGAAACTTATTGATGGAACCCTCTTTACTTGAAATCCTTACTTATTATGTGATTGGCGGTGCCCTCATTATTGGACCACCCGCAATCTTTCTGATCATTGCTATGATGGGAGCCATCCAAAATACGAAAGGTCGTATGGTTGGATACAAAGACCACAAAACTTATGGTGATATCTCATTTTACGAGAACGCACCAACAGATCAAACTAAATTTTATCTTAATTGGCGGCACTACTATCTCTGGCATCCATCAAGGTGAGGATTACAACAAAAAATGGGCTACTCCATTTGGTGTGCGTAAATATAATAAAGATGCGTTTATCGTAATCAAAAATCTATCTAGGAATGACGACACCAAGTCTCAACCCATGGATAGAGAACATGCACCTCACCACTTGAAAGATGCCAAACCCGAATCAACTGTATGAAGACATGCAGAAACTGGATGACATGTATGAAGAACTTCTCTGGCATCCAGATGACGAGCTACAGTTCACCCACGATGGTGAAAAAATTATAATCACAAACAAAACATTAGAGGAAAAACAATGAACGAAAACGCAGAACGCATTAATGGTTGGGCAGCAATGATCGGAGTCATTGCCGCAATGGGTAGCTATGCAACAACAGGACAAATCATTCCCGGTATCTGGTGATGGGATTTGTAGTAGCAGCACTGCTGTTTCTTATTCCAATTGGTGCAGCAGTTAGGAAGTCTTCATGAGTATAGAATGGGCACAGACAACAATTTTTTTATTGGCACCCCTATTCTTTATGCTCCTCTTCATAGAAACTAATGAAGATGATGATGGACCACCAGATGGAGGGATGATGACACCAGTTTATGCACCGTCACCCTCTTGACAAACTAAATATTTTGAGATATATTACAGGAGCACTAAAAATGCTCCTTTTTTAATGGTATGATTTTAGAAACGATCTTAGGACTAACTGCTCTTGATTATGATCACTTGGCGAGAACCATCCAGGTTGAGGCAGCAGTAAATACTTTCGATGAGTATTGCGTTGCTGCATCAGTTCTTAATAGAGTTAGATCTCCCCTTTATCCAAATACAGTTGCAGACGTGGTGTATGCTCCTGGTCAGTATCAGGGATTTGATTACAAGAGACCTGTTGCTAACATCAACTTGGTTAATAAACTTAAATCTGAAAAAGGAAAAGAGAACCTTCTAAAAGCATATAGCATTATTGGAGACCGAACAAGTTTTAAAGGTCAGAGTATGCTCAAATATAGGGTTGCATCTGAAGATCCAATGTGTCATAATAGAGGAAACTTCTACCACTATCACTGGCAATGATACTCAAGGTGGTTCTGAAAACATTCAACAATGAGTTACGACGACTGGCGCTACAATGACTTCAATACTAAACTTCGTCAAGAGGTATTGAAGATTCTTCTCTCAAAATATGGTGGTCAGATGGAAGACAACAAACCTAAATATTCGAGTCAATCAATCTATGAGTGTGCTCATGATTGGATTTCCCAAGGACATAAAACTAGTTTTGGGATAACAAAATACTACGAGGCATATTATGCAAAAGATAATTAATGTATTAGCAGTCCTATCATTTGTAGGAACTACAAGCATCCTGGCAACATCTGGTTATGTCTATTGGCGTAAAGATGCTATCACTGAACAAGTCACTGAAAACATCACCAAAGCAGCAACAGCGGCAATCGCAGACGCACTTCCTGGTATGCTAGACTCTGCTATGCCAGAACTTCCTGATGCTACTGGTGGTGCTCAACCACTTCCCACAACTACTGGATCCGCTCTACCTTTCTGATATGAAAAAAATTATTATGGCCTTGATGGCAGCATGTCTTGCTGTCCCTGCTGCAATTGCAGATCCTCTTACAGATGATGATTACTATACTAGTCATTCGATGGGATGTATGCTCCTTCAGGAATGCACTGATGATGTAACTGAAGTTAATTCTTTGTTAGATGTTTCTTCAAATTATGACAACCCTGAAGCATTTACTTCAGTGGCACAAGAGTTTAATCATATGCTTGCTTCACTAAGTGAAGTTGGTGTGGGTGTATATCTTGCTGACGAAAAGTATTTTCCAGTAGGAAATCGTGGTGTCTACCATACTGTAAGTAATAACTTCTATCTAAACAAAACATTCATGGGTCGTCCTCATGTCTTAATGAGTGTGATGCGTCATGAAGGATGGCACGCAGCACAAGATTGCATGGCAGGAACAATTGATAATAGTTTGATTGCTCTTATTCTGCCAGAAGATAGTGTCCCTGAGATGTGGCAAGAGATGGTACGCAGGACATATGCATTACAACCAGGAGCAATTCCATGGGAGAAGGAAGCAATGTGGGCAGGTAAGACTGAACACATGACTATGAATGCATTGAATGCTTGTGCTGCTGGTCAGATGTGGACCGAATATGATCCAACACCATTGACCCGCAAATACCTGGTTGAAAATGGTTTTATTAATAAATAATAAGACCTAAGATAAACCAGGTACTCACCCAAGACAAATTCTTTGAATACTCCTTAGACTTGTAATGTCGAATTCGTTGTTGGAAAACAAGCATTTACATATGACACATTTAACAAGAGATGTGTTAATCAAAACCATTGTTGTCGAAGAAATGAAAGATTTCAATGGTGAAGATTACTTTAAGTCTCTCAAAGATGCGTATCACAAATGGGAACATCAATCAAGTGATGTTCTCTGTAAAAAATACAATAGCATCAATAGCACAAACATCACGGTAGAAATTCTCGATCCATAAATAAATGAGCCTTTGCTCGTGAGAGATGTCTGAAGAAGTAAAGAAGGAAGAAATCAAAAAACCCAAAGGACCACTTGGAAAGTTGAAGGAAAAGGTTGAAGACTCTGAGGAGCATCTTGCTGTTCTTTCAACCTTCGTCCGTCTTGGTATTCTTGTCTGGTCTGGTGGCATTCTCACACTGAACTATGTAACGATCCCTGGTTTCCCACAAGGGAAGATTGATCCGACTTTTATCGCAAGTGTCTTTACTGGGGTGCTTGCGACTTTTGGTGTTCAGACGGCGAAGAAGTCTGGTGATGGCACCATGAAGATGAACGGAAATGGTAACGGTTCTGCATCTGCCGCTGGTGGAATTACCAAAGCAGACCTTGAGAGACTCATTGCTGCTGCATCTCAGACTGCCCCCGCTCAAACCATTAGAGTCGAGCAAGGACCAATCAAAATCGTAACAGATCAACCTCCATACAAAATGTGATATGAAACCTTACCTTAAGTGGACTGCCCTTAGTGTTGGTGGTGTCGTAGCAATCGCACACATCGGTGTGTTGGGACATCTGGTCGGAAAACAATCTGAAAGGGTTGAAGTTCCAACGATTAATATTCCACGCGGCACCCCATACTCTTCTTACAAAATTCAAGCAGGTAAGGATGGTTATACCATCGAATATAAGGCAAATGATCCTGCTATTCTTGAGTCCGAAAAATCTGTTGACCTAATTAAAAATCAAGATAAGAAAGGTCTGTTCGGTGGCACTAAGACTTTTGAGAATCGTAATGAATATCGTCGCGATCAATATACTATGGAAGGTGTGAGAAACATGGGAGGTGCCTCTTTACCAGGCGAGGGAAAGTCTGCAAAAGACGTAGAGTGTATCGTGGCGGACGCTGGAGCACGCAGTCAAGGTGCGATGGCAGGAACTAGTATTGCTGCTGGTGTAGCAGTTCCTGTTGTTTCTAGTATCCCTTACATTGGATGGTTGGCATCTGGTTGGGCATTACTTCTGGGACAAAGTCTTGGTTCTGAGGCAGGATCTCAAGTCAATTCTATAATTAGTGATTGCTGACAATTCGATTTACACTCTAAGCACAATTAACTAGATAGTGCAGTTGCATAAACAATAATGACTTTTTTTAGAGGAATTATTCTTGCTGTTGTAGCGGCACTAATTTTCTTTATACCAAGGATAGCATGGGCAGTAGATGTATCAATGGGTGCTAATGGCAACCTAGCATTCTCACCGAATGAGATCACAATCTCTGCTGGTGATACTGTTCACTTCATCAATGAATCACTACCTCCCCACAATATTATTGTAGAAGGTCGTGCAGATCTTTCTAGAGAAGCATTACTGTTTGCTCCTGGAGAATCACAGGACGTTGTATTTGCTGACGCAGGAGACTATAACTTCTTCTGTGGTCCTCATCAGGGAGCAGGTATGACTGGAGTTGTTCACGTAAATTAATTACGAATGAATTTAATATTACGTCCCATTAATGATGTGAATGACCCTGTATGGTCAGTGATCTTTATGGTATTCCTTGCTGTCGCAGGAGCATACTATTGTATCTACTACATACTAGGAATAGCATTTGCAGAGTTAAAAGATGGGAGCAATGACACCACCGAGCAGAAAGAGCTGCTACAACTTCCGAGTGACGGAGATCAATCGTGTTCTTGATGGTGATACTATCGATGTCACCATTGATCTTGGGTTTGATTTATACAAGAAAGAAAGAGTTAGAGTTGCAGGAGTTGATACACCAGAGAAAAGGACGAGAAATCTAGAGGAAAAGGCACTTGGAATCGAAGCAACCAACTGGATGAAAGAAAAACTAGAAGGTGCAATTGCTGGAGAAGATGAGTTGTCTGTCAGAACTGAATTGGTTGGTGGTCAAGGTAAGTACGGTCGTCTTTTAGGTTGGTTATATATTGGGGACGAATCATTGTCTCTCAACGAGCAAATGATCGAGGAGGGTTATGCTCATGCATATGACGGAGGAACAAAAAACATGGACCTTGAAGCACTCAGGGAAATTAGAAGAGCACACGGCACGTTGGTGTAGAAGTGCTGTCTGTGGATCTGCCCCCTTTATCCCAGACTCTGAATTTGGAGGGGAAAACTGCGAATTAACTTGTAACATTACAGAGGATTAAAATGAGAAGAGAAATGATTGATGCACTCAAAGCAAGTGCTATTGGAAATATCAAAAGAGCCAAGATGAATGTTGAGGTTTACTTTAGAAGTCCTGTTGGTATTGGTGAGCATCCAGATATTATGAGTGCTATTCAAGACCAAATTGATTTGATTGCAAAGGAACAAGAACGTATTGATGTCTTAGAAAGATACTTTGATGAAGACTGATGGAGATACCTGATATCATTATTCCGAATAATAGTATTCGTATTGCTGATATTCGTGATTTGAATTTAAAATATTAATGTAATGCCTGATTGGATGAGTAATCCTCCACAGGCACTACCAATATACCCACCCGTGACCACACAGGTGGGTATTCCTATTGTTAATATACCAGGGTGTGTTGAGTCTCATAGAGATAGTAGTGAGAACCAAACACTAAAAGAAGAGGACAGGGATGGTGTTCAAACATTCTGTGATGCAGGAACACCTAGTTACAGTCCAATAGATTATGATCCACGTAGATTAGAAATAACAACAGACATCTCCACCACCCCCACCATATAAAGCACCAGAAACAAAACCACCACCAACTCCTGAAGCACCATCAGCTCCTAAAACAGATGCTGCAAAAGCAGAGTGTCCTACAAGAGAGCAACAGTTAAAGAATCCTGTAGGAAAAGTATTAGAAAATAATAAAAAGATAGTCAGGTATGAGACAGTAGGAAAAGAATGTCTCCCTGTATTTGAAAATTTAAATATACCAGATCAAATTGTTGCAAACTTACCATCACCAGGTGCTGTAACTGTTACTGCATCTATCGCTGTGGTGGCAACGACCTCGGCACTGCTTGCAAAACCTCTTGCTGACCTTTTGTTAAAAGTGGTGAAACCTGTGACGAAGAAGGTTGTGAAGAAGATTGCGACCTTACGGGGTAAGAAGCCCCCGGTATTGTCTGCTGCTGAGAGGAAGGCGGAGCAACGCGACCGGAACCGGGCGATAAAGATTCTACGTTCGGCACTGAAGCCGAAGGGATAGAGTGACGATGTTGCTTGACGGTATTGACATTTTGCACTACCACGTCTGCACATATTTTAAAATAAGGGCTTCTGGGGTGGAAACTGATTCCTGCTCTGCATTAGTTCGCCACAATTTTTAAGTCTTGCGATCTCAAAGTCTAAGCGTTTATTGGCAATCAACTGTTGCTGCATTTGGATTTGAGTATCTGCTGCTTGTTTACAACGTTCTTGTAGTCCACCATCAAGTGGGAAAGAGATTGTTGCAGATAAACCAAGACTAGTACTGTAGTTTCTAGTGTCACCAGTTCTTACTGGTTTTTCCCAGAGTTCTGCTCCTGGATTATCAGGCACACCATCACCCATCATTTCCATAACTGTGATAGGCATGTCTGCACCATCTTCATAAGGCACGAACAGTTTCACCTGCGGAGTTTGTATATGTTCTATCATCATAATGATCCCAAGGCCAGTTCTTTACATTCTTTGTAACTTCTACTAACTGACCTTCAAAATCTCTTTATCATATTGAGGTTCCATGTAATGTGTCTCAAATGGATCCTTCTCATTACGAGCATGAGTAATGAATGGTGTGATATTAGCAGTCGGTCCTTGACATGCAATACCACCACCATATTGGTTGGTTATATATGGTCCTTGTAATACCTGAATGGCCTGGTTGGTAACCGAGCCTGAACTATTTGCGATTGGGTTTGCTGTTGCACTTACACCCCCTACATCCGCTGCATGAGCAGGGGCAGTTACAACCGCAGTCAGGGCAGATAGACATAATACTTTTATTGGGTAAAGATACTTGTTGTGTCTGTGATGCTTGTAACCTCTGTGATTCTTTGAATCACAGTTTGATTCGTTACACCCGGTCCCATGTAGGTCTGAGTGAACTGGAATGCTGCTCCTGGTTCTGCGATCGTGAAACTCTGTCCATTTAAATCGAGACCAGAGTTGGCGCTTGTTACTTGCCCCTCTGTTCCTCCTAATGGATTCACGATCACTGAGTTTGTCGTTGGGTTTGGACTGAGGGATTGTCCCCCGTTGGTCACGTTTGTTCCCGATACTGAATATTGCCATCCTGTTGCATAGTCTATAGAGTTAATCGTTTCAGTCACCTTCGACGTTGTTTCCGTGTGACTTGTCATTGAGCCCTGTGTGAAGTTTGGGACCACGGGGACCGCCAGGGCAGTGGCAGGAATAAGACTTGCTGCCACTGCAGACATCACAATATATATGATTGTCTTTCCAGAAGTCATGTTTTCTGACCTCCATTTTATTTAGTGTAGGATCGTGAGCTCACTGACAAATTGTCCAGTAGCATTTGTACCAGCACCACCAGCCGTCAAAGTAATAGCACCAGCAGTACTAAGAGTACCAGCTAGAGAACCAGCAGATCCTGCAGTTGTAGATGTAATATTGCCAAAGTTTGCTACATCACCAACAGTGACTGCACTGTTGGGATTGCATCAGCCTGTGTGTAAGACTGAGAGAAACTAAAAGCGTTTCCTGGAGTGTCTTGAGTGGCAGCAATAGTACCTGGAGAATAAACACCAGAAGTAATTGCACCAGTAGAAATTGTATTAACTGTTGTTCCGTCAGTAGTATCTACACCGTTGCCTGAGATTGAAAATGTACTACCTAGTCTTGTGACGTTAGTAGCAGCAGCATCAACGGTTAATTGAACACTAGAAGATAATTTATGAGTAAGAGCACCTGCATTTGCTGCTGATGCGGTCATCAATAACATTATGAAAGGTAGAAACCGTTTCATAGATAAACCGAGAAGGGTATGTATATGTATTTAGAAAATCCAATTTTCGAGAATGCTGAAAGGGGATTGACAGGTCAGGAAAACCGTAGTATTATAAATAAGTCGAGAGGTTAAGGAACCAACACATTCCTTAACAAGTCGCAACACCCCGCAAACCAAGACCTCTAGGGTGTCTAAACACGTCTTTAATACCTGTATCTAAGGGTGATACAGGAATAGTAAAACCATCATTTCCCTGATGATCTTACTTTTTTTCAATTACAATGGCCTCAACACTTTCAAGGCAACAAACAACCTCATCGTGGGATTCGTTCTGCGAGTGGGTAACTTCTACCAATAACCGCCTCTATGTCGGTTGGTTCGGCGTACTGATGATTCCAACTCTGTTGGCAGCAACTATCTGCTTCATCGTCGCCTTCGTCGCTGCTCCCCCCGTGGACATCGACGGCATCCGTGAACCCGTCGCTGGTTCACTCATGTATGGTAACAACATCATCTCTGGTGCAGTTGTACCATCTTCCAACGCAATTGGTCTTCACTTCTACCCCATCTGGGAAGCCGCATCGCTCGACGAGTGGCTGTATAATGGTGGTCCTTTCCAACTCGTAATCTTCCACTTCCTCATCGGCATCTATGCCTATATGGGTCGTGAGTGGGAACTGTCATACCGCTTAGGTATGCGTCCATGGATCTGTGTAGCATACTCTGCACCAGTTGCAGCAGCATCAGCAGTATTCCTAGTCTATCCTTTCGGTCAAGGTTCTTTCTCTGATGCTATGCCTCTTGGTATCTCTGGTACTTTTAACTATATGCTTGTCTTCCAGGCAGAGCACAATATTCTTATGCACCCGTTCCACATGCTCGGCGTTGCTGGGGTATTCGGTGGATCTTTGTTCTCTGCTATGCACGGAAGTCTCGTTACTTCTTCACTCGTCCGTGAGACGACTGAGCAAGAGTCACAGAACTATGGTTACAAGTTCGGTCAAGAAGAAGAGACGTACAACATCGTCGCAGCTCACGGCTACTTCGGTCGCCTGATCTTCCAATACGCTTCATTCAACAACTCCCGTTCGCTTGCACTTCTTCCTTGCTGCATGGCCTGTTGTTGGCATCTGGTTCACCGCACTTGGTGTTTCCACGATGGCGTTCAACCTGAACGGTTTCAACTTCAACCAGTCCATCCTTGATGGTCAGGGTCGTGTGCTCAACACCTGGGCAGACGTACTGAACCGTGCAGGTCTGGGCATGGAAGTTATGCATGAGCGTAACGCACACAACTTCCCACTCGACCTTGCTGCTGCTGAGTCCACTCCTGTGGCACTCACCGCACCTTCTGTCGGTTGATAGTGGTTAATATATAAAAAGGAGGGGTCATTCGACCCCTTTTTTTTTTCTATTTTTGTGTTAAGATATGATAAGTTCACAAACACACACATACTTGGCCACAAATCTATTTTACCTTAAGGAGGTAAAACAAAAAATGGTAGCATCAACACTACAACAACAAAGGAGGGGGTGGTTCGATGTACTCGACGACTGGCTTAAGCGGGATCGTTTCGTTTTTATTGGTTGGTCTGGACTTCTTCTTCTTCCCACTGCTTATCTTGCTATTGGCGGCTGGCTTACTGGTACAACTTTCGTTACGAGCTGGTATACCCATGGTCTCGCTAGTTCCTATCTTGAGGGCGCGAATTTTCTTACAGCGGCAGTTAGCACTCCAGCTGACGCTATGGGTCATTCTCTTCTTCTTCTCTGGGGTCCTGAGGCTCAGGGGATTTCGTCCGCTGGGTCCAACTTGGGGGACTCTGGAATTTTGTGGCGCTCCACGGAGCTTTGCCCTCATTGGTTTCATGCTTCGGCAATTTGAACTTGCTCGCCTGATTGGTATCCGACCCTACAATGCGATTGCTTTTTCTGGTCCTATTGCTGTATTCGTCAGTCTGTATTCCTCATCTATCCTTTGGGACAGTCATCTTGGTTCTTTGCGCCGAGTTTCGGTGTCGCGGCGATTTTCAGGTTCCTTCTCTTCCTCCAGGGTTTCATAACTGGACGCTCAACCCCTTCCATATGATGGGAGTTGCTGGTATACTTGGAGGAGCATTGCTGTCTGCTATTCATGGAGTGACAGTAGAGAACACCCTGTATGAAGATGGCGATCAAGCAAACACATTCAAAGCATTTGACTCAACCCAAGAGGAAGAGACTTACTCTATGGTTACAGCCAACAGATTCTGGTCTCAAATTTTTGGTATCGCTTTTAGTAACAAGCGTTGGCTTCATTTCTTTATGTTATTTGTTCCAGTTATGGGGCTCTGGACTAGTAGTATTGGGATTATTGGGCTTGCTCTTAATCTTCGTGCTTACGACTTTGTGAGTCAGGAGATTCGTGCAGCAGAAGATCCAGAGTTTGAAACTTTCTATACTAAGAACATTCTTCTGAATGAAGGACTGCGTGCATGGTTGGCACCAGTTGATCAACCACATGAAAACTTCGTATTCCCTGAAGAAGTTCTACCAAGAGGTAACGCATTGTGATTCAATCTCTAGGATTCTTATTACTTCGTATAGCGATAGGCACCATGCTTATCCATCATGGATATGAGAAACTAGAGAACATTGAAAACTTTGCGGATGCATTTGTAAGACCATTGCATCTTCCATTCCCAATCGTCTCCTCATACTTCGCAGCATTTGCTGAGATTGTGGGGAGTTGGTTGGTTATCTTTGGACTCGGCACTCGTCTGGGTGCCTTGGCAATCCTAGGTACAATATCATTCGCAATTTATCATGCTCTAGTTACATCTGGATTTAACATCTACTTGTTAGAACTTTTAGTTCTTTACTGGGGAGGTGCAGCATGTATCGTTCTCAATGGTGGTGGTAATTTCTCACTAGATCATCTCATAAAACGGAGACTCACAAATGATTAAAGCACTATACAGTATTATGTTTGCTGCTCTAATGTGGGTTCAAGTTCCACAATGGAGTGACGATTGGTCTAAGTGTTCAGTAGATGTACCAGACACAGCATGTCATTGGTACATCACAGCACCCGATAGTACCATGGGTGAAGGATTCAGTTGGGCAAATGCTCCCTGGTTCAGTGTTGAAGGTCTCCGTGATATTGGAGAACTTCACAATACGATGGCATCAATCAAACTGCAAGCGAAGCATGAATAACTTTGAAGTCTTTGTATATTTTGTATGCTTTGCTCTCATTGGGGGTGCTGCATTCGCAATGATGTGGAGCAACATTCAATCTATTAATATAGAGATGAGTAAACCCGTTCGTAAACCAAAGCATCCTGAAGCACCTGAAGCAGGTGAAGAGGTGATGTATGTTGATTTAACAAGAGAACGACTTGAGGGTCTTTACAACAAGATAATTCTTGATATATAATGGGCGTATAATCGGACCCTTTTTTAATGAAAATTTTTCTAGACACTGCTGACACGGAGGTTATCGAAAACACTTTGAGTACTGGATTGGTTGATGGTGTCACAACTAACCCTACTCTCTTAAAGAGTGGTCGTAATCCTGAAGATGTTTATCAAGAGATTAAAGATATTGGTGTTCAAGATATTTCCATGGAAGTCATGGGTAGTGACCTTGATATGTATGATGAAGGTATCTCGTTTGTATGAAAAGTTTGGTGATGTATGCTACCATCAAAGTTCCATGCACACGCGAAGGTTGATTGTTTGTAAGGCGTCTTTCAGATGAAGGTATCAAGGTCAATGTCACACTCATCTTCTGTGCCTCTCAGGCAGTCTTAGCAGCAAAGGCAGGGGCAACATATGTTTCTCCCTTTTGTAGGACGCTTAGACGACCAGTCAGTAGCAGGTCTAGAGGTTGTCAGATCCATCTCTGAGTTGTATCGTATTCATAGGTGTCAACTCAGGTTCTGTCTGCATCAATCCGTAGTGTGCAACGTGCTATCAGGTCATGGTATAATGGTGCTGAGATCTGTACAATGCCACCTAAGGTATTTGATCAGATGTATGACCACATTCTTACTGATAAAGGTATGGAGATTTTTGAAAACGATTGGAAAGGAGTTGTACAAATGACATTTACAGTATATTCAAGAGATGGTTGTCCTTATTGCACCAAGGTTGGACATGTATTACAGTTGCAGAAATTAAGCATGTGATATATAAACTTAACAGGGACTATACCCGCGAAGAGTTCTATGATAAGTTTGGAGAAGGTTCTACCTTCCCAAGAGTTTTCAAAGATGATGACATATTGGTGGATGCTCCGGAAACTGTCAAATATCTAAGAGAACAAAAACTGGTCTAATGGAACAAAACCTCATCGACATCTATGATCTAATTGAACATGCTATTGATAATGCCTTTGAGGGACAAATGAATTTAAAGATTTTATGATTATCTCAAAGACAGCAAAATAAAAAAGCATGAGATAGATCATTTCATTGAAGTAGCACTGCTAATGAACTTGGTGATTGATATTAGATCTTGATGAATATCTTGCTGGTGGTGCTGATAACGAACACAAACAATTGCGTGAAGGATATGGTCACATTCCTAAACCTCAAGCACGAAAAATCAAAACTATTTGTATAGTATCTTAGAAGATGCAAGGAGGTATAGTCGTGACCGAAAACCTGGACGAAGAAAAAAGCAATCTAAATAACGATGATACCCACATTAATCGTGGGTTTGAGTTACTACTACGAAAAGGAGGAAGAAACCAGAACCCCCCAAAACTTTTCAGATAAAGTTTGGTAAGATGGTCGCTCTCTTTCGCAGAGAGATTGTATTTCACCTAAACTTCTATCTGGACATCAGAAAGAAATAAATCTCTGGAGGACAAAAGATGTTAGCAGTAACCTTGACTATCGGAACATTAGTTTCTATCATGTTCTTTTTTGTAGGAGGTGTGGTAGGATGGTTAGCAAAGGAGCATCAGTTCCAAACCCAACCCGTTTATATGCATCCAGAGATGTTTGATGAAAATGGAAATGTATTACCCGATGAAATTTTAGCAGTACGATTTGAAAACTATTATGAGTCCCACGAAGACGATGACGAAGACTAAGGCAACAAAGGAAGTCAAACTACCACCTAACCCATTCCTTCACGAGATTCTAGAACTCGCGAGCAAGCAACGGAGTGGTGCTAAGAAAGCGGAGATTCTTCAGGAGTATCGCAATGATGCCCTGACTTCCATTCTGATCTGGAACTTTGATGACAGCATCATCAGTATTCTTCCACCTGGAGACGTTCCATACAAAGAGAATGAAGTTCCTGTTGGAACTGATCACACCTCTCTCCGTCGAGAGTGGAAGCATCTCTATAACTTTGTAAAGGGTGGTAATGATACCCTGAATGGTCTTCGTAGAGAGACTATGTTTATTCAGATGTTAGAAGGTCTGCACCCAGAGGAGGCAAAGATTTTGTGCTTAACAAAAGATAAACAACTGCAAACTAAATATAAAATATCCCAGGCAAATGTTGCTCAGGCATTCCCTGACATTCGATGGGGGGACCGTTCATGACGGTAGCAGTAGAACAGGAAAAGGAAATGGCTGAGTTTGGATCAGAGAGTAGTAGTGTAAACCCATCCGACTATAGTTGCCAGATCCTTCTTGAGAAAACTACTCTTGAAGCTGCGAACGATAAATCTTTTCCAACGGATGCTAGGTTGATCTGGTATATTGTTGATAATCAAAAATTCATTGATCTTGTTCGCTGTGGCAAGGTCTCTAAACTTTTTGATATGTACTATGATAAGTATGGAAAAGGTTCTGTCCAAAGAATTGACTTTGGATATGGAACTGTTAATCCTAAACTTTGGGGTGTGAAAGCAAAGAGGGAGGGGAAGAAAAGAAAATGAGTATTGGATTCGGTGGTAACCAGAATGCTGGTCGAACAGGAAAGGACGCAGAAATTACAATTGACTTGGATGAGATTGATGTGCTCATCAAAAAGTATAAAGGTCTAAAGAAGTATGCTAAATCAAGTTTGTATGCTGTGAAAATGATGGATGGGAATGAACACATCATCACTTCCATGCTTGAGGAAACTGAGGATCAAGGTAATCTGGGACTAGATTGACAAACCCAATAGATAGTATTATGATCGTTAGCATGTATTATTATCATCATGTATAAACCATACTCACCGGAGTGGCACAGGTATAGATACCTGAAGGAAGCACTAGATAAGTATCTTGATGATTATGTTGATAACGATGTGATTCGTGATGACATTTTAACTATTCTCGGTGAAAGATCAGAAGCAGCATATGCTGATTTCAATAAAACTTCAGAATTAGAATCTAAACTCCGAAAGAACTAACATGCTTTCTACCGCTTACCGACTCAGATTAGAGTCTATTTGTAGGTGTATTGCCAATAAAGAACATGTTCCGTTAGAGGATATGATCTGGGTAGAGAAACTTGCCAAGTCGCATACCCTTGCTAGGGACTGGTTACAGAAGGCACGAAGGCAAGCATCGCAAGATATTGAGGAAGGTAGTACCGACGATTTTCTGAATAGGATGGGTTTAGGAGACCCCGATCCATCCAATCATAAAACGGGGTTCGATAGTGCTGATGATATTAAAGACTGGTTTCAGAGAGATAAACCAGATGACTGGAGGCAGAGAGATTGAGTAGCAAGATGATGTTTCTGGTTGATGCTGGTAATGGTAGATGTATCACTCACGATGGATACATTCAACTCGGCAGTTTCTCTCATACCGTAGAGAAGCATCTTGAACTATGTCCCGAACAAGAATGGCAGGTAACATACTGGATGCCTGATCCATTCTATATGAGATACCCACGACCTAACTATCAACATACTATGAAGGCGAACGAAGGTTCTCCTAAGACTGATAATGCTACTGATAATAGACCAAGAGACTTCCCAGATCAAGCAACGAATAGGTTAGAGAGAACATTATGAAGTAATTACAGAAGGAAAAGTAAAAACTGTGTATCAAGGTGACGATGCTGATCGTGTCATTATTGAGTATCATGATAAGGTAACTGCTGGCAACGGTGAGATGGTTGACCATCCACTAGGAAAAGGATCTCTCTGCTGTAGTATCTCATCTATTATTTTTGAAAAACTTTCCAAAGAACTTATTCCCAATCATTATATTAATATGGTTGGTGCTAATAAGATGATCTGTAAGAAGGTAGACATTGTTCCACTAGAAGTTATTTGTAGGAACCGTGCTGCTGGATCTATTGTTCGTGAGACAACTCTTCAAGAAGGTGCTCCACTACCACAACCTATTGTTGAATTCTTTCTGAAGGATGATAGTAAGCATGATCCTCTGCTTACACCTGATCGTGTGCGTCTGATGGGATATAATCCAGAACCTTTTATTGAGATGACACTACGGTTAATGATTATCTCCGTCAGATGTTCTACATTATGGGTATTGATCTTGTAGATTTTAAAGTTGAGTATGGTTATGATGCTCATGGTGATTTGTATCTTGCCGATGAGATCAGTCCTGATAGTATGAGACTATGGAAGATTGGTAGTGATGAAAGATTTGATAAGGATCTATTCCGAAAGGATGAAGGTGATATTGTTCCTGCCTATCGTGAGATTCTTGACCGACTACAACCACTTGCTATTTCATGAATATACGAAAATGCAAGCAGTAATTTACAGTAACGGTAGTCAAGAATGTGAACGAGCTGGTATGCTCTTGAAAAGTATTCACGAAGATTTCCATGAATACTTCTTGGATGAAGATTTTACAGAGAAGCAGTTTCATGCAGAGTTTGGTGTAGAATGCTGAATACCCACAGGTTGCTATTGGACTCAAGCATCGTGGTGGTCTGAAGGAGACCTTGCATTATTTGAATAACCACAATTATAAATGTTCGTGTTGATACGAAGACACTTGACTAAATAAGATATGAGGTCTATAATAAGACCTGACGTTCATCCCACTCTTGGGTGGGACGCAAGTAAGTCGCGGAACGGAGCCGTTCATCCCATGATTGAATTATTTTATATTCAACACTCAATTGTCTGATACCGATAGCATTATGCTACGGATGAAGAATAATGAAAATCTTAACAATGAAGTTAAGATTGAGTTGGTTGAGGTTATGAAGGAATCACACCTGAGTGCTATTGGGACGCAAACGACTAAAGGAACGGACCTAAAAATCCAACTACTTTAGGAGTACCTACAATGAACACACTTAACATCATCAAGAAGCAGATCAACAAAGCATCTGCTATCCATGACGCACAGATTACCCACACCTCATATCGTGGTGTTGAGTATTCTACTCGTTGTGTAGAAAGCAAAGAGTCTCACGGGACTTTCTGCTATCGTGGACGCACTTACACCAAGTGATTGTCAAATCAATTGAATAGTGTTAAGATGGGAGGGAAACCTCCCATTTTTTATGGAAAGAGATAAACTAAAACTGATAGTAAAGAATCTAAAACTGCTGGTTGATGCTCTTGAGTCTGAGGTATACTCTGATGTAGATGTATACACACCAAGCAAGAAAATTTCGATGATCCTGCTTCCAACTACATATTAGATTATGACGAAGTTTTTGAGGACGACGATGGATAAGATAGATACACAAGGGATGAGTTTTCCTGGTAGTGGTAAACCAAAATCAAAGAAATCATATCCACCACTGGTGATACCAAAACGAAATGTCTTTACTGATTTAGAAAGACAAGAACTAAAAGACATTATTAACGAGACACTTGATGAGCGAGAACAACGTAAAACTAATCAGCGCAACTCCTGATGCAGAGAAGCACATGGCATACTGTGCCCGTGTGAGTAATCCAAACAACCAAGAGAATGAAAAGTTCTCTGGTCTACTCAAGTATTGTGTGAAGCATCAGCACTGGAGTATCTTTGAGCAAGCATATATGACTCTGGAGTTGAATACTACTAGAGGAATTGCAGCTCAAGTGCTGAGACATCGTTCATTTACATATCAAGAATTTTCACAACGCTATGCTGATAGTTCCTTACTCGCGGAGACGATCCCTCTACCTGAACTACGCAGACAAGACACCAAGAATCGTCAGAATTCTATTGATGATATTGATGCGTTTACCCGTCAAGAGTTCCAAATCAAAATGCAAAAACACTTTGAAGAAGGAATGAAACTCTACAAAGAGATGCTTGATGCATCGATTGCAAAGGAGTGTGCTCGTTTTGTGCTTCCTTTGGCGTGTCCCACCAAAATCTACATGACAGGCTCAGTTCGGTCATGGATCCATTATATCGATTTGCGTTCTGCAAATGGTACACAGAAGGAACATATGGATCTTGCACTAGGTGCAAAGAAATCTTCTGCGAACAATTCCCTGCTGTTGCTGAAGCAATGGAATGGGTTTCATAAATATTTACACCAACAATTGAGCTATGCCAACATACCCTGTTATTAATTTAGAAACAAAAGAGAAGAAGACACTCAGTATGACTATGAAAGCATACTCGATGAGTGGAAAAAGAAAATCCAGGATGGGATAAAGACTGGTCAGAAGGATGTGCAGGTCAGTCTACTGAGTTTAAGTGGACTGGTGAGGCTAAATCCAATGGATGGAATGAGGTTTTAGATCGTTCATCCAGACAACCAGGTGCAAATGTCAGTAAAAACCGATACTACGGTTAATTCTTCTAACTTTTTATAGCGTATGACCTCAAAGAAAAAGTCTCAATCACCAGTTCCATTTGGAATGTCTAACAGACAAATGAAAAGAAAGAAACCAATCAATACGGATTTGATGAAACCCATCGAACCGTTAACAGAAAATCAGAAAGAACTATTTCGTTGCTATAAGAACGATCAAAATATCGTTGCTTATGGTGCAGCAGGAACAGGTAAGACGTTTATTACCCTCTACAATGCTCTAAGAGATGTTCTTGATACAAGAACTCCCTATGAGAAAATCTACATTGTCAGGTCTCTTGTAGCAACTAGAGAGATTGGTTTCTTACCTGGTGACCATGAGGATAAGTCTTCTCTTTATCAGATTCCATATAAGAATATGGTGAAGTATATGTTTGAGATGCCAAATGATAATGATTTTGAGATGTTGTATGGCAATCTTAAGAATCAAGGAACTGTAAGTTTCTGGTCTACTTCATTCATTCGTGGTACAACTCTTGATAATGCAGTTATTATTGTTGATGAATTTCAGAACTTGAATTTCCACGAACTTGATAGTATAATTACAAGGATAGGAGAGAATAGTAAGATTATGTTCTGTGGAGACGCAACACAATCTGACCTTGTTAAAACGGCAGAGAAGAATGGTATTGCTGACTTCATGCGAATCCTTAGAACAATGCCGTCTATGGACATCATTGAATTTGGTGTCGAAGATATTGTTAGATCTGGTCTCTGTAAAGAATACTTAGTTGCAAAAATGGATTTGAATTTATGATTTTTGAGCATTGTAATTACCTTGGTGACCTTGAATTAAATAAGAAAGAAACTAAAGGCATCCGTCTCTATAACCTTCCAAATGGAGACTGGGTGCCTTCTATTACGTCTGTGACTTCTTTCTATAATCGACAGATCTTTATCAACTGGCGAAAGAGAATTGGTGTTGAAGAAGCAAACAAAATCACAAAGAAAGCAACTACCCGTGGCACTGACTTCCACGAAGCAGTTGAAGTATACATGAGGAATAATGAAATAAACTGGGATGACTTTCGTCCTCTTACTCAGTTTATGTTTCATCATGCTAAACCATATCTGGATAAGATAAATAACGTACACGCTATAGAAAGAACTCTGTACTCAGAGTATCTTGGTTTAGCTGGTAGGGTTGACTGTATTGCAGAATACGAAGGAGAACTTGCAGTCATTGACTTTAAGACTTCTGAAAAGATTAAACCTGAGAAATGGTTAGAAAACTATTTCGTTCAAGAAACTTTTTATGCTGCTGCCTACTATGAACTAACCGGTATCCCCGTCAAAAAACTTATCACCATTATGGTTACACCTGGTGGAGAAGTAAAAGTATTTGACAAAAGGAACAAAGGGGATTATATTAAGTTATTGGTTAGATATATTAAAGAATTTGTACATCACAATACTTGGGTCAGAGGATGGATAAAGAACTAGAAAAGGCATTGGAAAACAAGTTCTTTTGTCCCACCCGTTTTACACAGGAAATTGAGACTCTTGTCCTAAAAAATAAGAGTATGACTTACATTGATGCTATCGTTCACTTCTGTGAACTGAATAGTATTGATGTAGAATTTGTTCCCAAACTCATTACTAAACCTTTAAAAGATAAAGTTAAGTGTGAAGCTCAGGAACTAAATTTCTTGAAGAGAAGTTCCAGAGCAAAACTACCGATTTGATTTCATTTTTGCCTGAAAAAAATTCCGGCAAAAATTTGACCCTATTACTTTTTTCATGATGCCGTTTGATGCCTATAAGCAATACCTCTCGTTAAAGAATCACTTTACGAAAGAGAAGTATGACTATCACAAGTATTGTGGGAAGAGTCGTGCGACTGTCCAATCTTTTTATAAACGAAAAGATCGTTTCTGGTTTGAGAAACTTGCCAGAGGTAAGGACGATAAAGAAGTAATAGAATTCTTTATATCTAACTTTATTACTTGCACTGACCCAAGTAAACTCTGGATCGGAGAGATGATTCGAGAAGGAGAGGGTCGGTATACTGCATGGAAAAAAAGAAATCAATCATTATCATATATCTTTAAGAAGAAATAGAATCTATCTTGATTGAGAATAAGATAGATTCAGCGTTCTCAAGTCAGAAAGGTCACCCATTGATCTTAAAGGAATATCTGAGAGAGAGTATATCAATTGAGACTATGGTTATCCTTGATAAGATACTTGGATTCAGAACTAAGTGGGATAAAGATCTAAAAGATCCTGTCTGGGAAACCGTAAGTCTTAGAATGAAAAAGTATTCTCCATTCCTAAATATTGATGTATTCCGTTACAAAAAAATTGTTAAGGAGGTTGTTTTAGGAAAATGAGTTTTTTTGAATCTGATGTTGTCCGTGCAGAAATGACGGTAATAAGTGAGTTACAAGACGATGTATATCGTAATGTTTTTAATTTTCCTAAGATGAATCGGCAAGAACAACTTTTTCATGTGGGACTTCTAGAGAAACTTATTGATAAACAAAAAGTTCTCTATACCCGTTTGAGTTTGTCTGATGATCCTGAAGCAAAAAAGATGAAACAAAATATTCTTGACTCTGCTCAAATGATGGGTCTTCCATCTGGTGCTGATATGAATATGATCTTTAACAACATGAGCAAAATGCTTGATGTTATGAAAAGCAGATTGACAAAGGTGAAGCAGACCGTAGAATAACGAAGTACACAAAAGCCAAATCTAATTAATCTAAAGAATCCTATGTCTTTCGCAAATCTTAAAAAGCAATCCTCTCTTGGTTCCCTTACCTCTAAACTGGTAAAGGAAGTTGAGAAGATGAACAATACTTCTGGTGGTGCTGATGAGCGTCTCTGGAAACCCGAAATGGATAAGACCGGCAATGGTTATGCCGTGATCCGTTTCTTGCCCGCACCTAATGGTGAAGACCTTCCTTGGGCAAAGATGTACTCCCATGCCTTCCAAGGTCCTGGTGGATGGTACATTGAAAACTCTCTGACTACAAATGGTAGTAAAGACCCTGTGTCAGAGTACAACCGCGAACTATGGAACAGCGGTAACGAAGCAGATAAAGATACTGTTCGTAAGCAGAAACGCAAACTCTCTTACTATGCCAACATCTATGTTGTGCAGGACAAGGCTAACCCTCAGAATGAAGGTCGTGTCTTCCTGTATAAGTTTGGTAAGAAGATCTTTGATAAGGTCATGGAAGCAATGCAACCTGAGTTTGAGGATGAGACTCCAATCAATCCTTTTGACTTCTGGCAGGGTGCTAACTTCAAACTGAAACTGAAGAAGGTTGCAGGTTACTGGAACTATGATTCTTCTGAGTTTGATAAGGTTCACCACTTCTGGATGATGACGATGCACTGGAAGCATTGTGGCAGAAGCAATACTCTCTGTCAGCACTAGTTGCAACAGATCAATTCAAGTCCTATGAACAACTGCATAAGCGTCTGAAGATGGTTTGGGTCAGAAGTCTGCACCCCGTCGTTATGATGAGGAACTGGAAAGTGAGAGTGAAGGTCGTGGATCTTTCTCTCCTAACTTTGAATCAAGTAAAGCCTCCTGCTGCTGACTTCAATGCACCAGACATCACTCCCACTAAGTCTGCTGACTCTGATGAAGATGATGCTCTGTCCTACTTCCAGAAACTTGCTGAAGAGTGATGAGATATAACCAGTTGTGTTTAACCTTATTGGTTATCGCAGCATATATTAATTTACTGAAATAGTCTGATATTATCAGCAGTCTTTAAGGTTTCACTCTTGTATTGAGTGGAACCTTTTTTGTATTCCATCATTTCTTCTAAGTCATCTTTAACTATACTTAGAAATTTACTTTTTAAAACAAAAATATTTCTTCTATCATTCTGAAGTTTTCTTCATACTCATAATTTGTTACTGAAACCACCGGATATACTGTTGTCATACCTTCTATTTGATCATCATAGAATGATACTGAGTAATTAGAATCAACTTGTAGTCCAGCAGAAATGATTGTTGCCCCTAAGGAATTTTTTACCTCAGTAGTTTCATAATGATGAATCGCATTTATATTATCATAAGTTACATACTTTTCTAGTAGATAATTCTCAAAATCAAATTGAGTCATAGGCCATTCATTATATACATTAATAATATTATTGCATGTTAAAACTAACCAATCTAAATTAGCATCTCCATAGAGTTCAAATGCAACATTATCAGGTCTATCATTACCTTTAATTTTATACTTGGTAAAGACAGAAGCATCTTGAAAGATATCTTCTCTGAGTTTACCTCTCATAAAGATATTCTTTACTGGAATGTAATCAGATATCCTAGCATCAGGAAGTCTGCTAACATATTCAAAGTCTGGAATTTTGCTGAAGTAGTTTGACATTAGAATCCAATAAATTGATCGTTATCACCAGTACCATAATCATCATTCAGTGTAGGTAGCATACTGTCCATCTGGAGTGTAGTTCACAGCAACATTAGTACAGGCACACTCCTTGACTTTACCAATGTATTGATGCTCGTCAGTGCCTGCTGCTCTATGTAAGTATTTAATCTTGAATGTGTGTGGAGATTTCAGATATAGATTACTTTGTGATCTCTGAGGTCTAGATCCTTGTTTAAAGAAACGAAGAATTCTAATAATTTCATCTGCCTCATCTGAATTACGAGCAGACATCTTGAATGTAAAGTTAAAGGTGCGTAGAGTTGGTGCTTTAAATAACAACTCAAGGTTTGGGTTTAGAATATTACCAGTTGTTCTTGCGAGAAGATTTTCTGCTCCTACTGCTGCCCCGGCAAAGGTAGCCTTCTATTGCTTTTCTGGTTTCTGGATCTCCAGCAGCTGCTTTCACTGAACTAACAGCTGATTCAGCACCTGCTCCCACTCCTTTACTTAATGTTGCTATAGCAGCTTCTGCCGCAGCAGCTTGAATCGCGTTCATGCTATCATCATTAAAAGTTACAGTAGACGCATCTTGAATACCTGATGGGATGGGTAAGAAACAAGATCCAATAATTCTAGTATCTGTATCTGATCTCAGAGTAAATCCAACTTGACCTGCTTGCCCTTTTTTTGGCTCATACTTAAGCATGTCAAACTTAATCACATCTTGTTTTGTAGTGCCAATATCTATCGGATATTTTAGATCTTTGGGAAAAGTCATTCTGGTTTTCCCACTAGCAGCATCACCAGCACCACCACCACCCGCGGCTCCAGCTGATGCAGGTGATGATTCTTGTGGAGCATCTGATGTCGTTGCTTGACCAGATTTGTTATTGTCTTTATTAAAATTATCTTTTGCTGGAGCATCTAAACCAAAACTATCTCTGGTTGACTCCATCTGTTGACCAGAGGTCTTTGCCAGTGGACCTCCCTCTGCCATGCCAACTTTATCACTCGCATTGGCGTTAGCAGTTGGAGTTATTTTTGTTTCGCCTGTTTTCTGTGCCCCAATAACTACAGGATTAGATCCTTTAGCATCATCATATCTTACAATTTCTTTTGTAAAGGTTGGATTTCCTTTCGCATCCGTACCTTCAGTTACCTTTGTAGCAATATATTTTTGCGTAGAAGGTCCTTTGCCAGAACGACGCTGTTGTGCGTTTCCTGTTCTTACTTTTACTGGTGCGATGTTACTTGTTTCTGACTGTCCTGCTGCCATTAGACAAAGGTTTTTACTTATTTATCAATCATTTTGCGATATGGTATTTTCATTAAGTCATCAACCTCATCATACTGGACAATGTACAACTGTCCTGCCACTTCATCCCAGGTATATTGCCTTGATTTTCTCAGGTGAAGATTGATTCCTCTGAAACCCCAACGCAAAACTTCAGTACAGGCAATCAGTGGGTGTTGATCATAACTGATGTTGGGAGTTTTAGCATTGTATATAAAGGTATAAAATCCACCTACATCAGGGATTGGTGTGACCGTACTGTTGAGGAGTTCCATGATTTTCATCATCATCTCTTCAGGATCATTCGTACTATTGTTGATTTGATTGTCTTCAAAGCGGTTCATTTGATCCCCAGTTCATTTTCGGTGATTACTTTAAACTGTATCATATGATCCTCACAAAACTCAACTGCTGCTTTCCACTTTGCTTGATTGACAGCATAGGTCTTACACTCATAGATGTATGACTTTGTTTGTCTCTTGAGGTTTTCTTAGGTTCTATAGTTTGTCTTTTTGGTTTAACTTCAATCACATAAGTTTTAATTGACCTGCGCTTTCCTTTACCTTTATAATGAAGTCAGGAAAGTAACGATGAACTCTTCTATCTACAGGTGATAGGTATGGAATCCAAAATTCCTCACTACCCCACTCAAGAATACTTTCATTCAGATCGCACCAGTAATGGCAAAACTTCCGTTCCCAACTACTACGACATATAATATTGTTTGGATTACCCTTATATTTCCTTGGGATATGAAGGTTTGATATTTACTCTTGATACTTTCTCCCATACATAATATATAAGGTCAAAAATTATTTATAAATGGCTTCTGGAAAGAATGTAGCAGATCTCAAAAGAACTCTGTTAAAACCAGCATTAACATCTCACTTTGAGATTGCGATGGATAGTCCCTTCAAGGCAGGGGGCACACAGGGAGGACAAAGTTCTCTCAGTAAGTTTGGTGTTCGTTTTGAGCAAGATCAGTTAAATCTGATGTGTAGTGAGGTGTCCCTTCCAGGATCTAACCTCGCAACATTAGAACTCACTAGTGACCACACTGGTGTAACTGAGAGACATGCTTACAGAAGAATCTTTGATGACCGACTTGACTTTACATTCTATGTTGATGCTGCCAACTATATGCCCATTCGTTTCTTTGAGGCATGGATAGATTGGATTGTTGGATTTGATGGGGGTGATACTAGAGACGCTTCTTCTTATTACAGAGCAAAGTATAGAGATGACTATGCTGTTGATGGTTTGAAGATCACAAAGTTTGAGAAAAGTTCGCCCGCTACTAACATCTAGAGAGGAGGCAGTGAGGAGAGGACAACCAGCAACCTCCCTTACATACGGATTTGTAAAAGCATATCCAATTAGTATCAACTCTATGCCCGTTTCTTATGAGGCATCTAGTCTTTTGAAATGCACAGTATCCATGACTTACATAAGATACTACATTGATAGACCACAAAGAATTGGTGCTCCTGGTGACACTGGTGGTGGTTCAGGTAACCAACGCAACTTGAGTATTGCTGAACAAGCCATTCGGAATGCAAGTCAGTTCTTACCCCCAGCAGTTAGATCTGTTGCTGATGTTGCTTCAAGTATCCTTTTCCAGTAATAAATAATCACACTGAAAAACTCTATAGGTTATTATGCCCTTACCAAAGATTTCTACGCCGTCTTATGAACTTGAGTTGCCATCAACTGGAGAGACGGTAAACTACAGACCCTTTCTTGTAAAAGAAGAAAAACTTCTTGTGATTGCTTTGGAGAGTGAAGACACAAAGCAAATCACGACTGCTATTCGCAACGTCATCCGTAATTGTGTCCTCACCAAGGGCATTAAGGTGGAGGACTTACCTACGTTTGATATTGAATATCTCTTTCTCAACATTCGCGGTAAGTCCGTGGGTGAAGAGATTGAGGTTAATATCACCTGCCCAGATGATGAAGAAACTCAAGTCAAGGTTACAATTAACCTGGATGATATTGAGGTTCAGAAGAATGAAAAGCACACTAAGAGAATCAAACTGGACAATAGTTTGATGATGGAGATGAGATATCCATCCTTGGAGCAATTCATCAAGAGCAACTTTGATTTTAAGGAAGGTGGCAACGCAATGGATCAATCATTTGAATTGATTGCTTCTTGTGTTGATAAGATTTTTACAGAAGATGAAGTGTGGGCAGCAGCAGACTGTACCAAGAAAGAGATTAATGAGTTCCTTGAGTCCATGAACTCCAGTCAGTTCAAAGAGATTGAGCAGTTCTTTGAAACAATGCCCAAACTCTCACACACATTGAACATCAAGAATCCCAAGACTAAGAAGAATAATGAGGTCGTACTTGAGGGCTTAGCAGCTTTTTTCGGATAGCGATGCTCCATATGGATCTGGAGAGTTACTTTAGACTTAACTTTGCCTTGATGCAGTACCATAAATATTCTTTAAGTGAGATTGAAAATATGATGCCTTGGGAACGAGACATCTATGTTGGACTTCTCCAACAGCATCTTGAAGAAGAACGACTAAAGGAGCAGCAAAGAAAAGGCAATGGCGGTTGAAACCTTTGAGGGACAAACTAAAACTATTTCAGCATCCAAACTCATGGGTAGGGATGTTGGTGGTCCTTCTTTGGGTAAAGTGGGTGGTGGTCCATATGGCGGAACAAGTGCGACGGGTAAACTCGCAGGCATCGTAAAGGGAAATAAAAAAGCGATAGCAGTAAATGCTGAGAAGATTACAAGACTGAAAAAGATTGCCGATCTTCAGTCTAAGAAAATTAGTGGTGATGATATTGGTAGCAAACTGCCAACAGAAGAGACTTCAATTCTTGATTCTCTGGATAATATTCTTGAGGCACTTAGAAAAGAACAGGCAGCAAAGGATAAGTTAGACGCAGAGGAGAAAAAGAGGAAAGAAAATAAAAAGAGAAAGATGAAGGAGAGTGGTCTTGAGAAATCTCTCAAGGCTATTGAGAAGCAGGGTGAGAAGATGCTCGCACCTGTTACAAATATGTTTGAGAAGTTAAAGAATGGTTTATTGATGCTTCTCGCTGGTAAGGCTGTACTGACTATATTTGATTGGTTCCAGAATCCAGATAATGAGAAGAAAATACAAACTGTTTTCCGTTTCTTGAGCGACTTTTGGCCAGCAATTGTTGGTGGTCTTCTTCTGTTCATGCCTATGATATTTGGTCCTGCTGGATTTGTTATCATGTTAGGTGCTTTGATTATTGGATTCCTACCAAAGTTGATTAGTGCTACGAAACAACTCTTTGGATTTGGACAGCAGACAGAGAAAGATGCAGACGCAGCAAATAAAGATTTAAAAGATGTTGAGAATGATGCTGGAAATTTAGATGGCGCAGCAACAGCAGATGCTGTCACTAGTGATGATATAAAACCAATAGAAGAAAAAGGTGAACAGTTAAAGAAAGCACCTGCACCAGGATCTGGACAGGCACCAGCAAAAGTAATGAACGCACGAAGTGGTGGTGTTGTTCCTGGTTCTGGTCCTAACAAAGACACCATACCTGCCATGTTAACACCTGGCGAGTTTGTGATGAGTCGAGGTGCTGTTCAACAGTATGGAACGGATACTCTAGCATCTATGAACGCTATGGGTGGTGGAACCAACCGCCCAACGATTACTAATAATGTAGTGTATGCTAACACTGGTGGACAGATGGGGGGCAAAGAGGAACCTGGTGGTAGAAACAAAGATGGAAATGAAGCATTTGATTCTGCACAAGGGAAAAAACCGGGGGGACTTGGAGCATTCTTCTCTGGTATAGGAAAAGGTGTATCAGATTTCTTTGGTGGAATGCAGCAAGGTATGGAGAGTGCTGCTGACACTAAAGGAAAGAAAGGTGGTGGCGGTGGTTCTGCTGATGATAAGTTCGCAAAAGATATGATCAAAGTCCATGAGGGACTGCGACTTGACAAATATATGGATAGTCGTGGATTCCCAACGATTGGATATGGTCACTTGATTGAGGAAGGTGAAACGATGCCTGATCGCATCTCTCAACAGAAGGCAGATGAGTTATTTGATAAAGATTATGAGCATCATAAGGCAGCTGCCATGAAGATTCCTGGGTATGATAAGGCGGATGGAATGCAGAAAGCAGCCTTAATTGACCTTACATTTAACATGGGTCCTGCCTGGGCAAGTGGATTCCCGGCATTTAAGAAAGCATTTGCTGCTGGAAACTATGAGCAAGCAGGAAATGAGTTAGTTGATAGTGCGTGGTATGGTCAAGTTGGTCGAAGAGCACCAGCGATTGTTAATTTAATCAAAGGTAAAGGTGCCGATAACGTAGCATATCTGAAAGACGTACCTAAACCCGCACCAGGGTCTAGTCAACCACAGATTGCTTCATCTGGATCATCCTCTCCACCACCAGTAACATCACCATCCCCCTCAGGATCCAAAGGATCAATGGCAGGTCTTTCTGGTAAAAGTAGCACGCCTCAAATGGTGGCATCAAAACCAAAACCAGTGGTAGGGCAACCAGTAAAGAGAGGTGGAACATCAACAGAAGCACTTGCTAATGCAGAGAAAGCAAAGCAATCAGCAGCACAAGCATCTCCTACTTCTGGTGGCGGAGGAGACATTCCTGATTTTAGTGCTGTTGCTTTCCGTTCGATTCATAAAATCAAAACTCTGGGAATAACAGCATAATATGGCA